CCTTTCCGGTTTTACCCCACCGGGTGAAACGGCTAATCACCTACCTGAGCCCCAACACAGCGAACTGTGAAGTAGCCAGGCAAAATCCTGTTTAACCTAAGCAGCGATGACCTAACCACTTGGTCATCGTATTCTTCTGCAAAGGTTGGACCGGGAACCAACCGTTTATCGTCCAACGACGGTAAACCGTTGGGCCAGGCTTGTGAACAGTACGCAATCCAACCCTTTCCAAGTATAGGAATAGGTGTCACAAGTCGCTTGTGATCCCTAAGCCTACGGACCGGATAACGTTCACCATTATCCGAGCCAATCTGGAGGAATGGCGAAGCCAGCTTCCTACCAGAATTACCTGGATCATTAATAGCAAAGGCATGGGTACTATTTCTCACAGTTTTCAAGTGTGAAAAGTACCTGATCCTTTCTATTAAGAGGAAGGAAAGGAAAATCCAATCATCGTTCCTTGATTGCACGTCAAGGACCGACTTTGGACTTAGTGGAGACAACGCGGTATATGTAGCCAGCGTTCGCCACCGAGCGGGTGAAAAGCCCACAATGGTAGAGAGAGTAGTGGAAAGATGTCTCTTTTCACACTCCGCTAGCAATACCTGTATATCAGATACTAGAGTGTTTTTCCTAAAACCGAAAGCTCTTAAAGGAAAGGGTGTCAAATCCCTTCCACGCAAAAAATGCGATTTAGCAAATTCTGCTAGACCAATCCGGAAGAAGGATTTCTCTGGACTATAGTCCACTCCGAGAGCGGATATCAAGACCAGATACATTTCGCTTGTTTTCTTATCCCTAATTACTAGGTCATCACCTAGTATACTGTAACCCTTAAAATACCGAGGGTTAGAGGAAGGGTAAGCAAGCTTATAAGCCCACCATACAAGAACGTGATGCGAGATCGCCATTACTGGCCAGCTCGATAACGCTCCCATAGGTTGGCCCACTTTGTATCTAAGATACTTCGGAACTCCGTCTACTTTGTAGACGAAAGTTCTTTTCGTTGTGACAAGCAACCATGCTACTGCCTGTAAAGGCGAAAGCACGCGCGTCCCGATGAGTACAAGTACTTGGTATAGTACCGGCAATCGATCAGTAGCGGCTGAGAGATCAATTGATGAAAGGAAGACTTTGTCTCCAGACCATCTCTTGACCCTCTGGCGCTGCTTATCTTGATCAAAGGTGCCGTCTGTTTCCAGACGCCGTAAAATCCGGTTACACCGTTGATGGACCACTTTTAAACAACTTTGGCTTAGTATGTCTACTAAGGCAACCACTCTCGTCTTACCTGACTTATCGCTAAGAAAGGCAAGCCTTGAATGTATAAGTTGTTTATCACGTTGTTCCAGTCTCCATGACTGGAACACCGCGTCCCTCAACGCTTCGAAGGTTTCCCTCTTATTACTGAGAGGTAAACTATAAAGAAGAAGACAAATCTTCCAATATAGCCCTTCTTGGCGTATAGCGTACAAGTCGTCTAAATACCGGGTGTATGCTACTGATCCGTTAGGACCAGAAGCTCCACTTATGTGCCATTTCCATTTGGCACTCCAGTTTTGATCAAGTTTTAACATTGATCTAAACGACAAGGTAACCCTGTACAAAGCTCGACTATACCTAATCAAGCTAAGTAGACTACCTTTAAACCTACTAGTTATAGTAGTAACGTCTATAACAGGCGCAAGCTCAAAGAGCCTGTGAACATTAAAGATAGTTATCCAAAACAACCGGCTAAGGTCGGAATTCTTAGCCTTCATAAGAGCCTTATTGAAGGCCCTTTTGTGTTTTGAACTAAAGGGGATTGGTTCCTGAATACCCATTGTGCCTCGCACGAAATAATGCGAGTATGTCTTGAAACGTTGAAGACCTGGATGACCTTCACAGGCCGTCCATCTCCAGCATTTCTCCACAATTACAATGGCAAGCTTTAAATCCGAATCGCATTGCTGCAATCCGAAAGTGATGAAAAGACGTTTCAACTTATTCACGATATGTAATAAGTTTATCCGTTTAGTTTTCATTTCCAATTATTGATTGGTGATGAACGTTGCTTTCCCTTTGCAAGCAGTGAGGAGCGACGGAACCTGGGCAGCACTTCTGGG